ATCGTTTTACTTTTACATTTGTATAATGCAAAGCAGAGCCTAAAGATATACCAAAGTCACCATTGAAAGGATCTGCTAAAATATTCTTTTTTAATTCTTCTTTTAAAAATGTATTATTAAGAACATTTTGAGCACAACCCCCTGACAGAACTAATGTATCATATTTATTATTTATTTTTTTGATTTTTTGTAATGCTAAAAGCTGAAAGACAATTTGAAAAGTTTTTACAAAGTCTAAAGATTTAGAATCTTTTGCTGTGTGATTAACACTTGGATTTAACATATACCTGTTAAAATAATTCGAGGGTTCCCAATTCTCTTCAATATTGCTCATCCAATTAAGATTCCAATTACTGTCAAAAACTAACTTGTTGGCAATGTCATTACTAAACTTACCGTATGAAGATAAAGCCATAGCTTTTCCTTCTTCATGTGCATTCAGACCTAATTCATATACTAATTTTTGATAAGCCTTACCTAATGAAAGGTTTCTTGTTATTGAAAATTTGTCAGTAATCAAATTTACCTGCCTATTTGTAAAATAGTATTTAAATATAGAATTTAATTTCTCATCATAAATACTTTCACATTCAGAACCTGTAACCCCATTTAAAAATTGATTGTTTTTATTATGTATAGGTTTATCTCCACCGTCACCATCGGCTATAAAATATACAGCGTTTTGAGGGTAATCAAAAAAATGTCTAGCACAAATAGCGTGAAATAAGTGGTGTTCGTTTTGGTAAATTGTAATAATTTTAGATTGATCTATATTTAAATATTTGCATAAAAAATATGTTATTGGAAATCTGTTACCCTCAGACATACTAGTAACAACGACTTTATCAAATTTTATTTTCAAACTTTTAATTTTATCAAATAATTCTATGGTTGGATAAAATTGGTGTTTAAGTCCGTTAAATCTATCAAGCTGATGGTGTATTACTATTTCATCGCCCTCTAAAATAGTTACACTTCCATCGTGCCCAATATGGAATGACAATATATTCATTTACAGAAGATATATACTAATTAGAAATACCCATCAACCAAAGTATTATTAAAATATAACAAATAGGTTCCATTACTCTAATATTAAAGATTTAATAGAGTAAGATCCATCTATATTTTTTTCTAGTTCTGCTTTAGATTTAATACATTTATATTGAATGTTTTCTTTTGGGATTCGAGTAGCTTCCCTACGGTGCTTCAAACAAACGGACATCGAGTCTTGAATACGATGCTCTTTGATATCAGGTCCTACAAACATTAGAAGGGCTACAATGTGCTCGATCATTTATGACTCCCATTAGCTCTTACTTTATCTTTTAAGTCCTCAATATCTGTCAAAGCTTTTTCCATTTGTTTCTGTAAAAATTGTATATTTACTTTATTGTGCATCATATCCTCAATTCTTTTTTCTATCTTCTCGGTGGTCTTATAAAGATCCTCCAATAACATCAGCTGTTCTTGGTCCACAGGTAACTGCTCACTTTTCTTGAGCAAATCAGCTTGCATCAGCTCCCGTGAAGTCTCCAACGATACTAATCTCCCTGTTAATTCTGTGTACGCAAATACGCCCATGGCTACGAGAACGATCAAACTGGCAACCGTCTTCATTGGCATCTGCACGGCAGCCGATTCAGAAATTTTTAAGGCCATAAATTACCTACTTATAAAATCCTTTGAATATCCAATTAACCCATTTGTTCCATAAAGCTTTAGCTTTGTTCCAAATAGTTCTGACTACCCATAAAATTTGTTGTTTAATTTTTTCTAACATTTCCATCTCCTTCTAGCTTGTCTTAATCTAGAGTTTGGATCTGCAGCTGCTTTCGGAAACTTTTTCATTTGGCCAGCACTTCTAGCACAATATGATTTACGCCTGTTCGCAGCTTTAGAACCTTTTTTTACCTTACCTGTAACAGCAGTTTTTAATTTAGATCCAGGGTTTTCTCTTCTGTATCTAGCCACACCTGCTGCTGTCATTCCCGCACCTTTTTTAGTAGCACGAAAATACTTTTTACTTCGTGGAGGCATTGTATCGCCTCCACGCCTTAATTTTAAAAGTTCCGATGTATATACTTTATTAGTAACTTCCATCGAAAAATACCGTTACACTATCAAAACCACCACTAATATCGATGAATGCACCATCAGGATAACGAATACCTTCATCAGGAATATAAGGATCTAGCATACCAGCTGCAGCAGGTGCATCTAGTTCTAATCTCTTATCTCCTGATTGTGATCCATTTCTAATGATCATTGCACCAGCAGCAGAAGCATTTGATACTCCATGCATTCCTCTAACTCTTGTCGCTCCAGCAAACACAATACCAGTGGTATCAGTTGTTGCCGTAAATCCAGCAGATACTGCTGCGATAGTTGCGTCATGACTAATTTTGGTTACTGTTAAAAACTTTGTAGATCCTGTAACTGTATTTGAGTTTGGACCAGTTCCAATAGTTTCTGAAACAGCGTTTCCATTAGCGTCAGTTCCTGTAATTGTAAAATTCACAGAAGCGTTATTAGATGCAGAAGTTAATGTAACAGTCGTTGACATGTTTGAGCCATCATTTACTGCAGTCCCAGTAAGGGTCATGTCTGCAGCGCCTGATTGAGACTGCACACCAGCAATTGCTGTTGTGCTAGCTGAAACAGCTTTAAACATTTTCGCCTGTATACTTGTACTTGACATATTTTCTCCTAATTAGGTGCTCCCTAAGGAGCACCAGTTTAATTATTATGCTAAGTCTAGTGTTTCTGTAAATGTCATTCCAACGAATGTCACTGTTATAGATGCACCAGATGCTCCTGGGTCTGCCATTGTCACCATGATTTCATCAGGTGTAATTGGTATTCCTGCAGTCGTTCCTGAACCGCCAGATCCTATTCCGTTTACTCCGTTACAAGCAAAGATTTTTGCTGTTGCTGCGCTTGAAGCTAAAGCTGCGCCATCAACATATGCCTGAGCTGAACCTTGAGTTCCAACATCTGCAATTACTCCACCTGTTGTTGTAACTGTGTTGTTTCTTATTACAACGAACATTGGAATAAAGTCTGCTGGGAAACCGATTGCTGCTTCAGTTCCTGTTGTAGCACCGTTAGCAACTGCTACAGTCGCTTGGTAAGTTTTCATTACAAAACCTTCAGTTGCGATACTGCTTAAAAATAAAGCACCCGCTTCTTTAGCCGCGTCAGCTGTAACTGAGTTACCGCCAGTTGCTGCGTTAAGGTCTGCAACTTTTGTTACTGCACCAGTGGTGCTGTTTTTTACGATTGTTTCAAAACCATTTTCCGATCGGACTGGTCCCGAAAAAGTTGTATTTGCCATAATTTATTTCTCCTATAGTTTTACACCTGCAGTCTCTATAGCGTCTGCCTAGCCAGTCTGCAGATAAATTTATCTAGGTCTTTTCATTATACATAAAAAAAGGGGCGATGTGAACACCGCCCCTTTCAATTCGTAATACTAATGTAAGTATTAGACTAATTTACCATTTCCAAATATTGCTCTTGGATCTGAGAATCCAAAAGAATATCTTTCTCTAGCTTTAAATCTAACATTACCTGTATCGAAGTCACCTTCCATTGCTGTTTTGATTGGTGATCTAACAAACATTTTCATGCCGTTAGGTACATCAGTCATAAGGAAAAACGCATCCGTGTCAGTTAAAAAGTTATTCACTCTGTAACCTTGAGGGATCATTCCCATTGAAGCAATAGCATTGATGTCGTTATCTGCAGTTGCAGTTCTTTGAGGAGTCTTCATTAATCTCTCAGCTGTAAATTGTAATTCTTTTGGAATTATCATTTTTACACCTTGAGCAGCGATTTTAAGACCTCTCTCATCAACGAACGCTTGGATGTCAATCAAAGATTGTTCCAAAGATGTTTCGTTAAGATCTGCCGCTGTTGAAAGAACATTTGAGAATGTTCCACCTGTAGCTAATGGGTGTGCGCTGTTGATAAGCGTTTTACCATCACCACCTGTGAAAGCAGTATTCTGTGCATTGTTCAATACATTCGCAGCTTTTACTTGCTTCGTGTTTGCCATAGATCTTGCAAGAGCTCTTGTGTATCTTGCAGCTAATCTATCGTATAGGTTATCTTCGATTGCTTCCTCTGTGATCGAGAACGCTAACGCGATTGTTTCGTGATTGTATCTAGCTGTAAAAGTCTCTTGAGCTTGATCAAAAACTACTCCAGCACCTTCTTGTTTAGTTGGTGCAGAAGCAAATCCCGCTAACATTACTTCCTCTTCGAAAGCTCTGTCAGATGTTTCTGTGGCATAAATTTCAGCATGCTGATTTTCATACCTTTTGTATTCCAGGCCGAATAGGGCATTCAATCCTGGCTCTAGTTCTTTAACTAGTTGCGATCGTGATATAGCCATAATTATCTCCTATTATATGCCTGTTCTGCTTCTATATTGGTGGTGGTTTATTCTCACCAAGATATTAGCGTTTGATGTTGTT